CATAGTTGTGGTTTATATTAACCACTCTAGGAGGGTTGTAATTATCGGTAAAAAGCAATAGATTATCAATCTTATCAACCCCTGTAACTAAGTAGTTCGGATTAAAGTTTAATGTAGTATCAATCCCATCCCCATTATCTATACTAATCACGTGGTATATAAGCTCTCCTGTTTCTACATCAAAAGAAACAACTAAGTCTAATTTTCCTGTTGCTCCTTGTGTAAAAGAAGGGTCGTGCACAAACCAGTAAACAACTAAATTAGCCCCATCTTCAAATGCACCTATACATTTTGCGTCTGCACTTAAAGTTGTTCCGTCAATATATTGAAGGGTGGTTAAGGGTATATTCCCTTTACTGTTTTCTACTGCTCCCATTTCAGTTTCTTCAGTAGAACCCAGCCTTACATTCAAAGCGTCAACGTATTCTCCGTTTGGAACAAGCCTTTCATCAAGGCTTTTGTTCATACGCCCCCTTATAAAATTTCTTTGAATGTTCGCCATTTTATTTTATCCACTTATTCCCACCCCTAAGATTCATAAGTAATCTGCTTGGGTGAATATTACTTAATCTAATTTTTGCATTTCTTAATAAAGCTTGTTTGTCTTTTTTTGCTCTATTCACTACATATTCTTGGACACCAAGTCTGCCATTTAAAATAGTATGCTTTATGTAAGCGTAGATATATTCCTCAAACAATTTATTCACGCTTATCTGCGAAACATCTCCATTCTCCATACCATCCGATATATATTGTAAAACACATTGTTGATTAACCATCGTAGAATCAAAATTTATTACGCCTGCCTTTTTATCTACAGTAAACGTTGGGTTGAAATTAGCTGTCTCTGTATTTAGACCGTAACGAGCTCCGATTCTATATAAATCATTATTACAATTTATACACTCTGGGTCTGCCGTTTGGTCGTTTAATTTATTTAAGTAAATACTCTGTAAAGCACCATCTTCTCTTTTAGTGTCTAAATCAGAATCTATTACGGTAGCATTATTGTCGCCATCATACGTAAAAGTAGACGCAGCGCTTTGAAGGTAAGAGACAGCAGATTGAACCTGAATGTTTTCGGTTAATTCTCTAAGCCAATTGTCTTTTAGTAGGTATAATTTCACCCAATTCACATAGTCTGAAGGTAAAACAAATCTTAGGTCGTCATAGATTTGTAGTTCTAATGCTTTGATTTCTTTAAAAGCATCATAATTTAATTCTTGTATTCCCCTTTTAGCGTGAAATAAGATTTGGTATCTATTTATGTTATTAATAAGCTCATGGTTTCCCTCATACATCAACTGAAAATTTCTTACAATATCTTCTAAGCTAACATATTGATAAGACCCCCAATTTGCGTCCGTGGGATTAACACCATCGTTTGTATAATACTTTTTTTGATTTATATATGCCATAATTAAATGTTAGTTTGATTTTGTTGTTGTTCTTGTGCTTGTCCAAACTGAAATACATCAGCTTCTCTTATTGACACCCCTGCATATTGCAAAATCTTTGCTACTAAATTATTTACATCATCTATAGGTAATTCAAAATCTTGATAGTCCCCTTGAGACTGGTCAAATAAAGGTTCTCCTCCATATAGGGTTACATAAGTCCATTTAGGGTCGTTGGGATATCTAATATATTGTGACTGCACATCGTTTACTCCATTAAATGTATTAGGAAAAACAGTAACAGCATCCCCCTCTTGAGTATATGCTGGATATACAATTGATGGAGCTGTAAGCAAAGAACTGTTAAGTAATGTTATTTTACTATGAGATACCTTTTCTGCTTCTCCTTTTAATACTCCCGCTGAAAAACATAAAACTTTATTTAATAAATAATATCAGAACCTGTAGTAGTTTGAGATGGGAGATAAAAAACGTTTTGGGTTTTTTGCGTTAGAAAAGAAGTAATAGAAAAAATATCAATTACCTCTTCATTTCCTTTTTTAATATCAGCGTATCCAGTTCCTGATAATCTAGCGTTTTCCTCATTAATCTGCTGATTATATCTTATAAAATATTCGTCAAATATATCTAACTGAGCTTGTTTGGCGAACAAGTTAAAATCACTAGGGGATATATACCCATAGTTGTTCTTGTTGATTATAGAAAGAACAGTATTTCTCACTGAATTTATCATTGTGAATTGTTTTATACAAAGATAATCAAAATAAAAAAGCACCCTAAATTAGGGCGCTTTCCTGTCGATAGTAAAAGAAGGGTAATCGTTATGCAATTGCAATTCCACTCACAGCATAAGGTAGAGTATCTACGTCGTATGCTGGGTTTGTCCATGAAGTTGCTAATGCAGTAACGACTGCATCTTGTATTGCGTCTCTTTCGGTTTCATCTCCCGCTCCTGCTGTTGCGTGAGTAAGGGTAATTACTTTACCACCACCATAAGCAATTGTTACTGTAGTAGTAGAGGCTTGCTCTATTAATGCAATATCATTAATAGCGACCAATTGGTATTGTTCACTAGTTACTGGTATATTTAAAAATTTTGTCATTATAAAAAATTTAATGGGTTAAACAAGAGACAAAGTTACGAATTTTTTGCTAATGATTTTAAGTGTTTATATACCTCCACGCCGTCATCACTATGGAAGTAAGACGCCATTATATATAAAGGGTCTTCGCCATAGGGAACGTTACACATTTTCTTCTTATTAGAAGGGGTATTAAACCACACTTCTTTGTTCTTGTTTCTCATTTGAAGTAAGCGTTTATCTATAAAACTTTGTATTGTAGCATTAAGTTTTAACGAAGGGTCTTCTAATAATTTTAAAAACCCTTTAGGATTCTCTTTTGCAAATATCAAAATATCTCTTCTTAATTCAGATGTAGTTACCCTAGACACATCTCTTTGAAACAATACTCTTGCCATGTTTTCAACTTGCTCAACTTCTAGTTGTCTTGCCTCTATTAAGGCGTCTACCTCTAAATGTAAGTTCTCTACTACTTCTTGGGCTTCTTTTGCTTTGTTGATTTCCACAAATATTCTTCCATTCCCTGGGTGTAATGTTAGAAACTTCTGTAATATTTGATTTGTTTTAGGGACAAAAAGAAATCCGTCTTCAAAAATAACTGGCTCTACAATTGCGTTATCATCTTGCTCGTCTTGAAAAGGAGAGTTTTGGTTTCTCGCATATCTCAGAGGTCTATTCTTCCCTGTATCCTCTTCAAAGTGAAGAAGGGGAAATCTACTAGTGTGCCTTGACGCTAATATTAACGATAATGGCGCTGTGCCTCTTGTAAGTTTATAGGTTTTATCTACAAATTTAGGTGTAGATTTTTGCGTAGATTTTTTAATCTTGCCCTCTTGAGGGCTTATACTATTTTTTTCCATTTGATTTAATTTAATTTAATTTAAAATTTAAAAATAAGGGCACATTGCTGTGCCCCTATTGAATTAATTGCTAGTCTTGAAATAAGAAGAAGTTGTTTGCACCTAATGTACATACACATCTTTCACTCAAGAAGTTTACTTGCATGCTGTCGATGTCACTTGTCGCAGCACCACCAGCAGAACCAGTAATCCACGTTTTGTAACGCCTGTCTTCAGTTTCTGAAGCTCTATATCTAACATGTAAGAAAGGTCTTTTAGCGTTTTTACCAAGAATTTGGTCATAAACACTTGTAGAGCCAGCTGGAATTAATAGCCCATTGACTTTACCTGAACCTGCTCCTGCTGGTAAACCACCTCTCATCGTAGGGTCGTTTAAATATTTCCAGTCAGTTTTATAGAAATCGTATCCTCTTCTGAATCCTGAGAAACCTAAGTTTAATGCCATTTCTTTGTCATTATCAAATAGACCGTAAGAAGTACCGCCCGCTCCGTAAGAGTTTTGAGCAGCTAACATATCGTCCATATCAAAAATGAATTGTCTGTTTGCGAAAATTACATTCTCTTCAATAGCTCCTTGTTTGTCTAATCTACTAATGATTGCGTCAAAATCTGCAAGGGTAGTTGGATTACCACCATCCCAGATATTTCCTCTTTGAGATACTGCGTAGAAAATTCCATCAGAACCAGCGCCTGGGTTTGTAGCACCACCTGAGCTGCCTAATATAGCCGCAGCACCTGAGTTAGTCTCAGCTGGCACAGCTTCAATCATTGCTGTTTCTAAATAGTCATCGAATCTTAATCTTGTTTCGTGCTCAGATTTTAAATACCATAGGTATCCTGTTGCACCATCTTCAGTAGTAACTTCTACCCATCCAATTTGCGCCATATCAGAACCAGATACTGTGTAAGTATCTTTAATAATGATTGGCTTATTGTCAAAGATGAAGTCATTAGCCTCTAATGAGCCCACCATACCTGCTGTTCCTTTTTGAAATTCTGAACCGTAAATGAATACTGTAACATCTGCGTTACCTGTACCTGTTCCTGCGGTAACTAAACCACCTGCTTCGTAAAAGTCACATGTGAACTTTCCTGGTACAGAGGAGTTGTCAACGGCACTAACTACTGCTTTGTTAAGGCCTGAGCCGTCATTTTGAACAACAACAATTGTTTGTCCAATTCTCACAACTTGCTCAGAAGTTACTGGGTCTATTGTGTCGTTTACTGTAAACTCTGCTTGGTCAGCTGCTGCTGACGCTGAAGTTCCCACACTTGTATATTTTGTGTGTAATCTACCTTGCTCAGCCCATTTGATAAGGTCTGAGTTAGTAGGCATCTCTGCTCCTACCAGTCTAAGGAAAGAGGAGATAGTTCTATTACCATATCTTTCAAATTCTTTTTCATATGTATCAGGTAAATACTGATTTAAGAAATCGAAATTGACAATATAGTTTTCTGAGGTTGGAGTTCTTTCTGAACTCGGCGTCAACGCATATGTTGGTGACGCTTTTACTTGTCCTGCCATGATTTATTATATTTTTTAAAATTTATTACGTTTTTTTTATACTCTTTATTCTCAGTCCTCGGCTTGATGGCTCAGAAACTGATTTAACTTGAAATCCCGATTTGACAGAAACCTCTGGCGCAGTACGGGCAGACATATTTATATTTTTTGTCTTACGCATTACATCATCAGTTGCCTGTGATTTACCTTGTTCATAAAAGAACGTGGCAAATTTTTCAGGATTCATTGCGAGCGCTAAAGCCTTGTGATACCCTTCTGCGTCTTTAATAAAGCCTTGGCTGTCCAAATATTTATTAATTAAATTTAATGGAGTAGCA